ATGTCAAGCCTTTTCTGCCCCTTTTTGCTACTTAGTTTGCCAATGAGTAAGATACACCACGGTAGATACCAGATGTTATCTTAGCATTTTCAACTTTCGGTAGTTTATTGTAGGATACTCCTCTGTAGATACCAGAAACGGCCTTCTTGACCTTCTTCTCTTTCTGAGGAGTGACCTTAACACCACGATAGTATGCCATAACACTTCTCCTTTAATTTGATTAAAAGAAATGCGTTCCTTCGACTTTCGGTCTCGTTCCCTTGCGGTACTTGCTAACCTCACGAATCGTGAGAGGTTTTCAGGTCTACTTCCGTCCCATGATGGGATGAACGATAATATTATTTATACAAATAAAAAAGGGGAGACCGAAGTCTCCCCTAAAAAACGGTTGGTTGACCCAACTCTTTTTATTTACAGATTAAGTTAAGATGTTAGTTACCTTAAAGATTCTGTAATACTGGTTAGTCTTAACTGTAGCAAGACCGTCAGATGGTGTTGACCCTACGAATGGGTTACTTGCCATACCATATCTGGTTTTGAAACCAATTTTAGGTTGGAAAGTGTCTTCACCGACTGCTTTAACCATTTGCAATGGAACATATGGGCAATAGAATACACCAGCGTCATAGCTGTTAGTTCCTTTATAACCAACATTGATGTAATCAGTGTTAGCATAAGGGTCGATGTATACTCTAAGTCTTCCGTTCAAGACACCTGCGAAAGTGTTTCCAGTGTCATCTACTTGCAAGTTGTTAGAAATAGCAGGAGAATAGTCCAAAGTTCCTGCAGCTGCTAGGGCAGTAGCAACATCTGAAGAACAGATTACTACATTACCTTTACCTCTACGAGTCTCTTTAGCGATAGTGTTTGCTTCTCTATCGATTTGGACTGTTAGTCCTTTGAACTTCTCAGCAGACCATCTACCATCAGCATCAGAACTTACATTAAAGATACCCTTGGCAGTTACATTTGCTTGTTGAGCTCCTGTTTTTGCTTGAGAGTTAACAGTTCTAATGACTTCACGGTTGATTTCAGCAAGAATTTCAGTTGACAAGATGTTTGCCAATTCTGTTTCTGCATCCAAACCGTGGATTGCTTTCAGGTCTTGAGCGAGTTCAAGACTGTATTCTGCTTTCAATGCTCTTGATTTAGCAGTAACAGTTTGTCTTTCAATGGTGAAACCCATTTCTTGGAAAGACGAACCACCAGTGCTACCAAGTGCTTCAGCGTCAGCAGTAGGCATACCACCAGCGGCAAGAGATGTTAATCTCCCACCTTCTGAGTCTACGCCATTCCAACCAGAAGCGTTGTCAGAATCATGAGTTCCAGATGAGTCACCTGAGAATTGAGTTTCTGCTTCGTTGAAGAGTGCTTCACGGTTAGAAGTTGAACCACCTTGATATCTTGCTTTCATAGCAAAGATTAATCCAGTTGGGCCGTTCATTGGTTGTACACCACAAATGTCATAAGCGATGAGGTTAGGCATTGCTCTTCTTACCAGTGAAATCAATACTGGGTCGAAGTTATTGACGGATGCAGTGCTGTTAGCAGGAGCAGCTTCTGTGATGAAACCTTGAGAAGCAGCTTGTTCTTCAATAAGTGCTTTTTCTTGGTTTTCAAGGACAGCGGCTGTAACTGCTCTACGATGTGAGTCTGTAATCTCACCAGCGGAAGTTTCATCCAATACTGGACTCCACTTCTCAATAAGTTGGTCGTAAGATACTTGCATTGTTACTTATCCTATTTAATTATGCTCTACGAGCGGTTTTTCTGATTGCCTGAAGATATCTGTCCATGCTTTCAGATGTTTCAACTACAGAAGTGTCTTCTGCATCTACACCTTCTTCAAGAACTTCTTCAGACGAAGTTTCTTTTTTGCTAAAGTGTGACTCTTTAACAGTTGCGACTTTTGATTCAAAAGAATCATCAAAGTCGAATCCGTCAACGAGTGACTTCAACTTTTCTACCTGTGTGTCAGCAAGGTCTTTGGATGCTTCACGAATGACTGCATCTCTTTTGAAACCTTCCAGTTCACCAGTAGCGTCAATGATTTTCTGAGTAGATTCATTGAGTTTAGTCTCAAGTTCGTCTACTTGGTCAGATAGTTCATCAACTAGGTCAACCTTGGATTCTGGGACATCAATGTAAGACTCAGTAAATAAGTCTTTCAGTTTGTCCATAAAGGATTCAGCAATTTCGGTTCTAAGACCGTTTTGTACTGCAACCTTATTGTCTTCCATCCAAGTCTCAACTACATAGTTTAGGTAGTTGTCTACTTTCTCTACAAGTTCAGATTTAGTCGCAGTTACTTCTGCTTCTAACTCTTCTTTGTACTGCTCTTCTAATCTGTCAATTTCTTCTGACAATTTAGATTGTACAGCTGCTTCGAAAATAACGGCAGTTTTGGTTTTGAACTCATCGCTCAAAGTTGCCTCAGACTCAACTAGTGCATCAAGTTCAGCAGTAGTATCAATTACTGGTTCAGCAATTGTTTCATCTTCTTCCATTTCTACTGACTCTTTGTGATATTGACTATACATGCCTTCCATGTCTGCTTTAGACATTTTGTTCATTTTGTCAAACATAGCACTAATCATACCTGCTTTAGTTTTCGGTGCAGGAGCTTGTTTTGGTTTTGTAGCATCAGCTGCCTTGTCTACTGACGCAATAGATTCAGGTTCGGATACAGCACCTTCAGGTTCTTTACCCTTGTCTGCGCCTTTTGCTTTAGGCTGCTCTGCTTCATCGAGAGTTTCTTCCACGATTTCTTCGTTAACAACTTCATCGTGAGTCGTTTCTTCGATGACTTCATCATTTTTTACTTCTTCAGTCATATTGACTCCTTACATACTAGATTTAATTAACGAGAGGAAATTCTTAAACTCTCTTATTTGCGCTTCTGGACGAAACGCACGAGGAGCGTTTTTAATTTCAGTCTCCATTTTTTCAATTTCTTGAGCCTTCAGAATGCCGTTATCCCAAACCCAATCTACTCCTTCCATAATACCATTAACAAATGCTTCTGGAGCAGATGGGTCTTGCACAATGTCAACAGTGCTAAGAATAAAATCGTCTTTGACGACCATTGCACCATTCCTCTGTTCAAGACTACCCATACCACGAGTTGACACACCTAATTGAACACCACCGTCTAGGAGACCTTTTACAATCTTACCCATAGGAGTATCAAGTATTTGTGCCTTTCCGACCACATCTTTTCCCTCAAATTTGAGTTCCTTGATGAGATGCGAAACCTTGTCTAAGTTTACCGTTGGGCCTTCTGGGTGATTCAATTCACCTACCGCACGGTTCTTAGAAATCTGTTCTTGGTCGTATTTGGCAACTGCCTTCTCCATAATTGCTTTTGGATAAACACGACCATTTCTGTTCTTTGTGTCTGTTTGTGCAAAGACACCTTCGATAACATAATTCTTATCACCGTTCTCTTTCTTTTCTACGAGACAGTTAAGAGTGTTGTTATCTGTAAATTCTGTAATCAGTTTCATTGCACTAACCTAATTCTTTTACGATTGTCATTATTGCCTTCTCCGCATCCTTTTGCGATTTGAAAGCATCCAGTCTGTCACCATCGACATAGGCAACAAAAGGTAATGACCCTTTCTCTTTTGTAATCAAAGCAGGTACTTTCATGCGTCTACCTTTGACCTTCTTGTCAAAGACCACTTGCCCTTTGGGTTTGCGTCCACGCAGTTCTGTCACAATCTGCTTATATGTTTTCATAACTTTATTTATACAAATAGATGTTTCCAAAACAAGTCTTTTTAGGACTTATGTGGAAAAAACCTTATTAAAGTGTAATAAACTACATCAAATGCACCTAATTTCGCTCTATTTGGTGTATCGTGATGTTGTCCGTGATATATTTCTGGTGTGTATATTAAACTGAGTATATGTTGTTTTATGTTTTCTTTTCGTTCTTGTCCAATCGGATAGTGTCCTAACATATTGATACTAATCTGTGTTGCGGTCAACGCAACAACCATTAATGCCCATACACTAGCACCGAATACCGATATAAAGAATGCTACTGATATTAGAAACCAACTCCAGTATTGCTTCATCTGAGCAACAAGCAGTGGGTCTCTCAGTAGGTTCTTCGAGTACATAAACTTCGGATTATACAGAAGTATATGTAAATTCTTCCACCAACTGTAGGCAGGCCCGTGAGGGTCTTTACCTTTAATGTCCGAATGTCTGTGATGTTCTCTGTGTAAAGAACACCAGACAATCGCAGGTGTAACTCCTAATCCAGGCGCAAAGAATGCGAATGGATATTTTAACCAATCAGGACATTCCCATGATGGATGTGCTAATGCCCTATGGTAGAAAGCAGATATTACTACCCAACCTATAAATGCAACAAAGGGATACCATAAAAGTGTTTGCCAGTTGCCAAGGTATGCGATATCATAAATCAAATACGCAAGACATCCCCAAAACACTGTTAACAGTAGTTTACCTGTGTTGACAAGTAAGAAGTCGTTAAACTTCGTCAGTAGGTTCGATATCTTCTTCAGCAACTTCCTCTTCCGTTTCTGGTGCTTGTTCTGCTTCTAGTTCATCCATTTCAGCATCAAACTCTTCTTCAGACATGTCTGCGTCTGCTAAGAACTCTTCTACTTCTTCGTCACTAATATCAGCAATCTCTTCTTCATCATTAAAGATTTGTCCTGCCGTTGCAACTTTCTGTGCATTTAGTGCATCATTCATTTTATCTTGAATGATTGATTGGAATGAACCCTCTGCTTTATTCAACTCACCAACACTGATTTGGTTGATTAAGTCTTCAACTGCACTTGGTTCTGCTACTACTTCTTCTTCAGTAGGTTGTACTTCATTTTCTTCTAACATATTATGCTCCGAATTCGTCTTCGTCTTCATCCTTTACGGAATTTTCGCCTTCGACTTCTTGTTTCATTTGGTCAATGTCTTCATCAGACATCATCATTACATTTTTCATAACCCATTCACGAGAGAAGTATTCCCCAACATATTGTGAAATCTGGTCTAAAGTTTGGAGTCTCTCTCTGAGAATCTCCGAATCCTTTAGTTCTGTAAAATGGTTATCTCTTTGGAAATCGACATAAAGGTCTGACTTCCAACTTTCCCAATCCTCTTCAGTAATTACACCCTTTAGAATAAGTTGTTTCTTCAGAATGTTAATGAAGAGAGTTGAAAACCTTTTACGGAGTCGGTCAA